TACATAGTGAGTATTTATCGTTTATTTAATATCTAAGGGTCTAGTTTTTGTAAGAACAACACAGAAAAACTTTTCTTTAAAGTTCTTAATTTCACCATTTTCGTCAGGACTACCTAAATCAAACTCAATACTATTGAATATGTTAGTATCAAACCCAGTACGCATGAATAATGCTAATAACTGAGCCTCTCCTAAAATACTATAGTGATTTAAGTTAAACTCATGCTGTCTTTCACAATTGGGTGCTGGGACTTCAATATACATCTTACCACCTTGTTTAAGTACTCTATTGTACTCCATTAGGCTAAAGATAGGATAAGGACTATGCTCTAATGCATGGCGTAAGAATATGAAATCTACAGACTCATCATAATACCCGTCTTTTTGTGGTAAGAAACTTAAATCATACTTTTTAATAGTATGACCTTTATCTTCACAAATCTTAACATCTTCAGGACTTAGCGATACACCTACCAAATCAGTATAACCACGAACTTTCATTTCATCTAAGAAATAGCCAGGGCCACATCCTAAATCTAGAATCTTAGCATCTTTAGGTAAATTTAATGGGTCTATATAAGTCTTAGTAACTTCTGTAGTCAGTTGTTTATGAAACTGACTTTCACCTTCGCTATATATGTGCGCGGTGTATAGCCACTCATTATAGAACTTTAATTTGATTAAGTCAATGGTATTATTAATGTCGATCATACGAATCCTGTATTATTACAATACTTATTCGCAAACGCAAGATAAATTATTTTTTATAGCCCTTAAATCCTACAGCAATACTTTTAGTATTAGTATCTTCAGGTTCTTGGCTCTTAGAATAAGGAACAACCTCATGTTTTTCTGTTGGGATAGTCTTTGTTGCGGAAATAAGCATATTATATTCTTCTTCGGTATATGGATGAACAGAGTTATATTTTTCAACAAAACTAGAGTTGTCCATTGTAACCGCATCTTGGCTCTTACCATCAGCCATAGCAGCAGCCATCATTAAACGGTTTATGTGATAGGTACGGTCATAACCACCCCGATCACGAACTTTATAAATTCCCTTAGATGCTTGTGCATGGTTATGATTTAATTTGCCATCACCTTCTGCTAAAAATTCACTCGCTCTCATTTTTTATATCCCTTAAAGGCTTTAATTGGAGAGTTGAATTCAGTATCATCCATCTCATCACTTCCAAGAGTACTTACTAATTTCTTGCCGGATTTGCCAACTTTCTTTAATGCTTGGTCAATAGTTTTACCAATGTCTTTATCAAACTCTGAGGATACTACTTGATGTTCTCCCCAACTGCTTTCTGCTCTAAAATCAGGCTTATAACTATTTTGTACATTGTCAGTACCGCTTTCGCCTCTTACTGCGGCAATTGCTACACCAAAACGATATAAATCATAGAAGTCACTATTTTTTAACTTTGGAATAACATATGTATTAGGAAGAGCCATGGATGCTACGTCCAAACCATCGTGAACTTGATCTAACCGTTGCTCGGTAATAAATTCTTTTGCTCTCATGTGGTAATTATTAATCCATTGTTGGTTGCTAACTCATAATCAGTATCTTGTGTCAGAGTTAATATGCTTCCAGGTACTATAGCATTGAATGTTATCTGATAAGAAATAAAATGAACTAAAGTTGTATTTGCTGAATTGCCTAATGGAAGAGCATATAAATTAACATTACCATTTTCCACTATCATATCATATTCTGTTACAAGATTTCCAAAATATTGCTGACTTTGATCGGTCCAATTAACATCAGTTAAACTATTATTAATAGCAGAATATATGATGATATTTTGACTATCATCATTAAGAACATTACTAGAGTTAATCTGCATAGTTGCCTGTGTAAAAGCATTTGCAGGCGTACTTAAAATTAATTGCGGATCTACACCAACAGTAATACTTTGTAGAGTAGAGAAATTTACTGCATTAATATTCGCAAAGTTATTATTTACCTTTTGAAAGGCAGTGCGTAAAGGATCACCGTCGCCATCATTGGCTGTTGCCCCTACATTAATGACTTCAATTGTGGCCATGTCTATGTTCCAAATCTATATAGTATTTATCACACAACAGGCTTTTGTAATCTGAGAATTATTTTATATCTTCAAAGATTTTTTTCTGCTCAGTATACCATTCTTGCCAACCCTCAACTTTGGTAGCACAATTATAGTATCTGACATAGTTTTCAACTACTACCTTTAACATATCCGTAATAGCCACTTTGTCAGTAGGCTCTATAGTTTTTAATGGTTCACATTTTTCTAATAGTGCGCTAGGATACGGAGGAAATTTACGCTCTATTGGAACAGGAGTCGTAGCACAGGCTGACAATAATAATACTAATGGTATTAACTTTTTCATTTCTTCTCCCCTGAAGATTGATTAGTTAAATTTATAATCTTATTATGCTGTTCAATGATTTCTTGTGGCACTGGACAATTTTCTATATACTTAATAATCTCTTCTTTTTTAATTATTTCGTTATCAATATATTTGATAATATCATCGCCCTTTTGTTTAATTATCTTAGTTTTAGTTACAACCTTTTCTTGGATTTCTACAGTTTTTTCTACTGCTTTGGTTTCTGATACAGCAACTTTAGCCTGTACTTCTTTTACTTTCATTTGCCATATTCTATCGTTTTCTAACCCGCCTTCTAAGTATAAGGCAAGAGTTAAAACTAATACACTGATAATTTGAATAGGGATCTTATACTTACCAACAAATGGTATGAACCCTAATACGAACCCTAGTATTACTCCAACAATACCAACAGTCAATAAAGCATGTATGGCATAACTAGGTAAAACAGATAATATCCACATGCCCGTATTTATCTACGGGAAGTATTTAATCAAATTTCAACTTGAAAAATGTGTATTTTTCTTTAGGTAATTTAGCAGTTATAACATAAGCATAACCAAATGTATTATAATCTACATGTCTATGCCAAGTTGGTAGTTCTATAGAATTTTCCATAATCCATCTACCCTTTTCAGATTGTTGAAATTCCCAAAGTGGTTGAGCAGCATAAATATCAGGATCTTCAGCATCACCTACTCTGAAGTAATGTACTTTAGTTACTATATAGTCTTTCATACTGCCATTTCCGCTTTAATTGACCCATGACTTGTATATCCTTCTAAATGAATATCATTCATAGTCATTGTAAAAATATCTTTTTTCCCTACAGGTAACATCAGTGTAGGAAGGGGCAATGGTTTTCTAGTTAATTGTTCTTTAACCTGTTCAATATGATTTTTATAGATATGAGTATCACCTGTACTAATAATCAATTCTCCCACTGTATAGTCGCATACTTGTGCAATCATATGAGTTAATAGGGCGTAACTTGCATAATTAAATGGGGCTCCCAAAAAGACATCCTGACTTCTTTGATACATATGACAACTTAATTCACGATTTTTGTTTACATAGAATTGACTCATCATATGACAAGGTGGTAGTGCCATTTGGTCTAGTTCACCAACATTCCATGCACTAAGAATATGTCTACGACCATTAGGATCTTCAATCAATCCTTTGATAAGATTAGCCAATTGGTCAATGTGTTGTGAATCATTATGAGTTAGCCAATCTCTCCATTGTACACCATATACTCTACCCAAATCACCTTCAAACTTGGCTTTAGATTTCCAATAAGATGCTAGAGCATTAGGAGTCCAAATAGTAACTGTACCATCTCTACTGCCATGGGTAATTTCGGCTAGTCTGCGTTCATCACTACTGCCTTCAATAAACCATAGCAATTCGCCAACACAAGATTTCCATGCTAATTTTTTAGTAGTAACAGCAGGAAATCCTTTTCGCAAATCAAATCGTAATTGTCTACTAAAAACTGATAGTGTGCCTACTCCAGTTCTATCGTCTTTATCTTCACCGTTCTCTAAAATGTCTTTAAGCAAATCTAAGTATAGTTGCATTTTTGTGTGTATTTCCAATAGTCAGGGTAATCTCTTTCCCAAATTTCATATGCATGGTCACTATGAACCTCTTCATGGGAGATTCTAAACTCGCCATGTAATTTTCTTAAGTCTATAAAAGTGTCGCAGGCATATTCAACAAAGGTTTTAGTCAAATGAACCTTAGTAATTTGTTCCCAACAGGATTTAATCAAAGCAGCACCGCCCATTATCCATGGATCGTGTAAGTACTTAAAGTCATCTAACTTGGTAATTACTTTAACAGAGTCAGGTACTTTAAGTGGCTTTGAAGTTATTACTACATTGTGCCTATTGGGCAAAGGTTTCATTGGAAGACTATCCCAAGTATTACGGCCCATAACAACGGTTTTATCTTGTGTTAGTCTTTTGAAGCGTAGCAAATCGCCCTCGATTTTACTCCAGGGTAATTTGTTCAGATATCCAATACCACCTTTTGGATCACAGGCCACAATCAAATTCATAAATTTTTCAATAACTCATCTGTAGTAGGTTGAACCGTATCGGCAATGCTTTGAACATTAAGAATAAACTCTACACTGGTAATAGTATCGTCTAGTTCTTGAAGCTTCCTGCTTACCGCTTCTTCAATTTGATCTGGGTCCAATCCTTGATTTAAAAACTTCTCAATGTTGATTGTTTGCTGTTTTCTACCCATGCCTTGTAATTTAATAACTATTTTTTTAATAAATTGCACGGGTATTTTTTGCTTTTCAACATCCTCAAGGATGTGTTCCCATTTGGATATAAATTCAGGTGACATTATGCACTAACTTTCGCTCTTGGTTTTCTTGCTTTAACTGGTTTAGTTTCAATGACTGGCATGGTTGATGTACCAACACTTGGATCTAATGATTTAGCCTCATCCATTAAACGCTTTGATTCAGCTAATAGCCCCTGTGCCTCACGTTCCATTTTTTGTGCTTGTTCAATTCTCTGTTGTGCTAATGATGTATCACCTAAAATATCACCTGATCCTTGAACACCAGGTTGTGGACCACGCATTCTACGGACTACATCAGCCGGATCTTGCAATCCCATGCTCTTATCCATTTCGGCTAATCTACGAACAGCATCCTCACCTTGTTGCATTTCGTTTAGAATCTTGTTTAATTCATTAAGTTTGATTCTAGTATTAGGTTGAGGGGTCATTACAATTTGTTCTGTATTAACCTTTTTAAGTTGACCTTCATGGTGAAGTACATGAAGAATAGGTTTACCATCTTTGGTATAAGTCCTATTTAGTGCGTCTGCTAGGTTTTGACTTGATTGCCCAATATCACTTTCAATGCATTGGATCATAGGATCATGAACGTGCATATTCAATGTTTCAGTGTATGTTACCAAACACATATGTGGCTCTCCAGGGACCTCCCTAAAGATAACTGCTATTTTACGATCACCGTGTTTGC